AGGTTGATTACATGGAAAATAACCCCCTTAAGCAATACTTCAGGCAACCCAGCATCTACATCAGGCTACCGAGCAAGGGGCGGTGGTACGGCGATGGATCCGTCGAGGTCAATGAGGACGGTGAGGTTCCGGTGTATCCAATGGCGGCGATAGACGACATCATGCTCAACACTCCAGATGCCATGCTAAATGGCCATGCCCTCGAAAAGGTCATCACCAATTGCGTACCAAGCGTGAAGGAGCCAAAGAGATTGGTCATACCGGATCTAGAAGCGCTATTCGTTGGCATCAAAGCGGCGACCAACAACGGAACCGGAGATTATGACAGGAAGTGTCCAAATTGTCAGCATGAAAATAGCTTTGAGCTCAATTGCCAAGCGCTGCTAGATGGCACCACATTTATCGACGAAAATGATCTTATCATTAGATTTGGGTCGGATCTGGCGGTCCATGTAAAACCATACGATTTCGAAATGAGGCAGCTCTTCATACGCAGGGAGTTCGAGGAAGAAAAGACCATACGCGCGATCGATACCGCCAATGAAAACATGGACGAGATCGGCAAGGCCGCCGTCTTGGCAGAAGGGGTTGATCGACTGGCACAGATTACCTTCTCCTTGGTCGCTCGCAGCATCGAGAAGATCGTCATGCTCAGGAAAAACATCACGGTGATAGAACCTCGGCACATCAACGAATGGTTGATGGAGATCATCAAGCCACAGGCTGATATAGTGATCGATGCGGTCAACAAACTCAATAACTTTGGGGTTACCAAAACTCTCGAGGTCAAGTGCGAAAGCTGCGGGCACACATGGAATGATCCGATAAGCTTTGATCCAACGAGTTTTTTCGGCAAGCGCTCCTGACGGGAGATCCATCTCTGATATCAGAGATGCTTTCGGGAATGGAGCGCAATCGCCGGGCGATACAGCAGGAAATGGCTACTCTTGCATTCTACATGCAGGGAGGGATCAGCTATAATGACGCATTCTTGCTTTCGGCTGAACAGCGGATGGTCATGTCCAAAGTCATCGAGAAACACTATGAGGCGATGAGCGGTAAGGCAAACAGTCGATTGATCTAATGCTCGGTGATGGGCTAACGCCCATCAGCTTTGCGTTTCATTTCGATTCGCAAGCTCATCTCATTCAACGCAAAGCGTTTTTCCTTTTGTCTGATTCTGATAGATTTGAAGCCATTCTTCTCCCCTTGCGGGGAGAGGAATGTCCGCTTCTGATGAGTCCTCGGCCATTCTGCAACCATCCTTGATTCTGATAATCAGCTGGCGGAGCGCCTAATTCCAGCTTGCGGATGCTTCCCTCGGGACCATCAGTCCCACGCTCGGTTATGGATTTTCTCCAAGCCACGCGGCCACGATGCAGGCGTCGACCGCGCACCATGGGGGTGTTGTCACAGGGATCCCATGGTCCTTTTTTGCGATTCTTCTGGCAGGAGCGTTAGCGGGTCTCCTGTAGTGAGTATGATAACCGGCTCGTTATCCTTTCACTAGGTGGCAACACCACCATGATTAGGCCAGTATTGTATCAGAAATTTGGTTCGTTATTCGGGGAGATTTTCGTGTGCCTGTATGAATGCGTTCTTGAGCTTGATATGTGGGTCTTGATTTTTGTCTTTCTGGTTGATTAATAATGAGCCTGTCAAGGTCCACAGGACCTTCCGCCTTTCCGCGGATATTCCATTGTATGCATCGTCGATGAGAAGATCAAATTCTCTTCGGTAATCATACCCAATTTTATTGTCATCCAATTTTATCTTGGGACGACAACCCTTGTAGCGCATCGGTAGAGATATTTTCTTGGTCCGCATATTTCTAGGAAAGTATCTCATCTTTTTATAGACCTATGATGGGTGTTTCAACATAATCATCTTGTGGACATCTTGAGCCAATGTTCCACAGATTGGGCCGAGTGCAACGGGACGGATCATTGATCCGTCCCGTTTATTTTCTGCGCCGTTGATCATTGTGATCAACCGCATTTAGCATGTAGGATCCGACGTCCCTTAAATCCATATGCCATGTCCTGTCCGCGTTACGAGGATGTGGGGCCCGTATGATCATGGTCTTAAATGGTATCTCCGTTAGATCATAACCATTGCAGATTATCGGATCTCTGGAATATGGAATGCTGATGACGGTTTGATTGCCTTCCTCGTTATAAGACATCTTGACCAAAGATGCTGGTATTTGCAGGTGCCTTTTGGTATCCAGCGTGTGGGTTTGCAGCATCTGCATTGGTGCCTTCAACCCTTCGGTCCTTAATCCGGCATGCAGCGTTTCCGATTGGTTTATCATGTATTTCATGATCTCGCTTGCGATGTTTCTCCTCACGATTGGATGTATCCGTGCCGGGGAAGCCGCTACCTTGATCATGCCGGCCTGCGCCGAGGTGATCCTTGGAGTACCGTCAGTATTGATGATCAGCGACCGATCAGGCCTGAGAAATTCGGGCCATTCGTCGACGGAATGATTGATCATCTTCTGAGGATCCACGGCATGCTCGGAGCAGATTTCCCAAAGCCTCCGTTCCTTTTCCTTCATTGCCATGAATTCCTGTGGGAATGCTCGCAACCTCGGCGTTAGCTGATCTATCAACGTGTTGAAATATCCAAGCTCCTGCTTGATGAAATACATGAGGTGATGCTCTGGATCCTTGCCTACCTCTATCTCAAACGTCCTCTGATTGATCACCCTTTTCTTGGGAGATTGATTGGGTTCATTTTTGTATCTCATGTCTTTCCTACCTAACATCATTCTAGTTTAAGGGTATGGATAAAAATATGTCAACACTCCAAAAAACACGTATCTTGTGTGCAAAATACCAGGATATATAGTTCAAGGTCAGGGATGAGAATAGTGATCGATGCCATGTTTGTCGTTCCTATTCCAGGGAAAAGGTACATGAACAGCAAGAACAAGGGTAATGGATTTGAACGGAAGATGGCCAATCGATTGTCTTCCAGATTCGAGAGTCGAACTGGCATCAAGCAAGCGTTTAGGAGGAATCCGGATTCGGGTAGCTTTTTTGGAAGGGGTAACCAAAAGAGATTGCAGACCCATGACACTGAAAAAGCCAATCTCGGAGATATCATCTGCCCCAAGGATTTTGCCTACACGGTGGAATGCAAGCATTATAAATCAGCTCCTATTTTTAGGAATCTCATGCAGTCCGAATGCAAGCAGTGGGATGAGTGGTTAAAGCAGGCCGAGCAGGATAGCCAAAACAGCGGTAAGAAGATGATGCTTATCATCAAATACAACAACGTCGACGAGATAGTGATTCTCACTGAACCGGTACCAAACACATATAACCTTCCATACAAGCAATACTTTGTTGCTTCATTGAAATCTTGCTTGGATCAAGATGATTCCGTGTTTTTTGATTAGGTGAACTACGGTCGGTCTAAAAGACACAACATATTTTCGCCCGAAGGGTTAAACCGATGGAACATAATCCCAGGAGAATCCGGTAAATCCTCCCTCCTTGATCACGGTCAAGATGTTTGACACCCTGGTTTGCAGCTCTTCCCGATGGCTAATGACGAATATGTTTTTGTTGCGTTCTCTCTCCATTTTCTTGAGGACTTCGATGCTTCCCTCAAGTCCCGCAGGATCGAGCCCCGAATCCAGAAGTTCATCAACAAAGACAAGATTAATTGCGTGAACGGTATTTTCAAAAATATCACGGAATGCCCAACTAAGTCCCAAGATAAGTCGGGTACGTTCTCCCCTTGAAAGGGAATCAAAATCTAACGAATTACCGTTGAGGCTTATTTCCACCGAAAGATCGTTGATGAACTTGACCTGATGTGGTAATCCTAACCTGTCTAGGTATTCGTTCAATCTTAGATTAAGATAAGCGAGGTTCTGATCGATGATCCTCTTGCGGATGAAGCTGTCCTTGTTGGTTAGCAACTTGAGCAGGAACTCTTGATGTTCTCGATCCTTGACCAGCTTGTTGAGGTCGTCATAGGCGACACCTTGCATGGTATCGGCTAGGCTGGTATTTTGGTCTCTGTAGGGGTTGGCGGTTGACGCTTCTTTTTCCAGCTCCCTGATCAGAGACTCGAGGCTGGATCGATGGTTCAATGCCTGCTCGATGTTTTGATATGTGGTTACTGGTTTTCTCATTGTTACCAAGTTTGATTCAATCTCGGCAAGCTGTTTCCGGCTAAGATCGACCTCCGCCTGCTCGATACCGACCTGGGAATCCAACTCCACGATCTTAGATTCAAGATCAGACCGTATCCTTTCATGCTTGGAGTCGTGCAATTCCTGACCACAGGTAGGGCATTCATGATTGACCGCCCGATCGTAGCTAGCAATAGCAGAGTTTAGCTGGGATGTTATCTGTTGTAAATGCCTTGATTTCATTCCTAGATCTCTGGTGATCTGTACCTTTGAGGATGCTAGTTGATTGTAGATTTCCAGATTTCTGTGTGCTTGCAGCTCCTGTTCTATGTCGAGGGTTTCCAAGCTTTCGATTGCACGTATCAACTCGTCAATGGTTTCTTGTTTCCTTACATCCCAGGCATCGGCCTTCCGGGAGATCTCCTCCATTGTGCTCCTGATCCGATCGTTGCTTTGCTTGATGGTCCTGATCCTAAACTCTTCCTGGTCGATGGCGATCTTGGTGGCCTTTACCATTTCCTTGAGATTTTCTGCTTTTTGGCTCAGCAGCATGATCCCGAGCAGTTCCTCGATGATCTCCCTCTGCTTGCCTCCGCCTAGGCTTAGGAATGGTTCGGTGTAGGTATTAAGGGCCAATATGTGTTTGAACAGGGTATGGCTCATGCCCAAAAGCTTGTCGATCTCCTTTTGGGTCTCCCGGTTTTCTCCTTGGGCTTCGTCAGTGCTTTCATCAACGTTCTTGTCATCGACTATCCATCGGAAGAAATTTGGTTTCCTGCCACGCTCAATGCGATATTGATGTCCATCCTTTTCAAACTCGATGGCCACCATCATGTTCTTCTGGTTGATGTGGTTGATGAGGTTATTAACGCGGATGTTAGTCAGGCTCTGTCCATAGAGCCCAAACGATATCGCTTGCAATATGGCAGTCTTTCCCACACCATTACGGCTGCCGTTACCACCCATGTCCAGGTTCTCCCCGAGGACCAGGCTCAGGCCGTTGCGATTGAGCTCAACCGTCTGGGTGACGTTGCCGCAGCTTAGGAAATTGCGCATGGTCACGGTCTTGATCAAAAGCACTGGGTTAGATCTCCTGGTATATCCGTATGAGCTCGGTTTTATCCATCGTGTTGCTTTCGATGCTTTGTAGATGGCTGATCACGATGGTATCAACGCTTTCGAAGTTTATGTCGGCCTCGTCCAACATGTCGGGATCGTCGTTCTTGGGGGCGATGACCTGTACCTCCCTGGCACGCAAATCGTGTTCCAGAAGCTCCTTGATGAAGTTAACATCCTCGTATGATGCTGACAGATCCATAGTGATCTTGGCAAAGGTCCTGTCGTCAACGTGCTTGCTTGGGTCCTCAACCACCTGGCTCATCAACAGGGTGCGATATTTCGGCGCTCCCGGCCATGATATGAATTCTGGAACCTCCCCGGGTTTCCATACCATCATCCCCCTGTCATCATCCCACGCGTCGGCGAAGTTATGGGGGAAGGTATTGCCGATGTACCAAATGTTGCCCTTGTTCTGCCTCTTGTGGAAATGTCCAGAAAACACCTGCTTTTGGTTGACGAAATGCGTGGCATTTAGCAGACCGTGGTCGGGCATCTCCACCATGGCGTTCATCTTGAACCTGGGTAGCTCGAAATGCCCAAACATGTAGGGTGCCTTGAGGTTCGGGACACGTTTCCACTCATCGGCAACCAACCATGGGACGAATGCTACTCCATCAATCTCGGTCATCGAGTCTATTACCCGTATCTTCGGAAACCGCGTGATGTACGGTAGGGAGTGTATCTCGTACTTGTCGCGGTAGAAAAGATCGTGGTTTCCGATGATGAAGAAGGTGTTATCGAAATAATCGTTGAGCAGCTTCAGCCCGCTGACGGAGTAGTTAAGCGTGGAGATGTTGATGGCTGATCGAACATGATGATAATCACCGCCGAAGATGCAGGTCCTTATCCCTTGCTCTTCGGAACGATCTATCATCCACTTGATGAACCTCTCGCAGGAATCATTGTGTTCCCGGCTGTTGTTTCTCATCCCGTAGTGTAGGTCCGTAAAAACGCATACCTTGGAGAAGTCTGGGTCTCGAGCCATGATGATTCCTTGAAAGACTTCCTAGTGTAGCTGTCTCCCGCGTCGGCAACAATAAAACGCTGGCCTAGGTGCCGGTTGCACCCTGCTGCTTGATCGCGTCCTCGGTCTGCCTGGTCCAGCTCGGGCTAGATCCATGCATGATCAATATGTCATCACGGATGGTTTGGTTCTTCTTTTCTATGTTCAGTATGCGCATGAAGCTGTTGGTTATGGTTTGCGTGTAATAGGCAAACGGGTTGGGGGTCTCGCTCCTGCTTTCGTCGAACTGCAAACCGACCTGAGATAGCTGCAACAGTGCCTGGCTCTTCATCTCGTCTATGTAGGTGTTACCGGTCAGATAGACCTTGCCACTTCTCCTTGCTAGAAAGCATCCATATTCGGTCTCTGGACACCAAACCATTCCGTCATATGGGACCATTGGCTCATTCGGATGTACGTGCTTCCCTCGCCCTGTACCTTTCCCGCGGCCGGTCCTGCCGTTTCTTTTTCCACCGTGGAAATCAATGCACTCTACCTTGGTGGTATTCCTCCGTGGGGTAAAGATGTTTACCTGATAGTATGACGTTGGCTTACCAAACGAGGTGTGATTTTCGACGAAATGTGCGTTAGTCTTAAGACCTGCTAAGGCACATAGTGCTTGAAACATGTCCACTCCTGCCTTGTTCTTCTGGCAATACCTCATCTTATGACCGTCTCTCCGTCTATCGCCGTCAATCATGGTATTGATTAGCAGGTGACGTTGAGCTGATGTTAGATCATTGATGATCTTCGGGGTAAGATTCTTCTCTGGCATTAAAGCATAGATGAACCTAGAATGTTCACGGGATATCGCAAAGCAGATGTTGGTTTTATCGTTCCGGCTCTCGCTGAATCGATATTCAAGTTCAGTTAGGCAAGCACGGATGCGATCGGCTTGCGTGCCATCATTCTGATATATGGTGATGCGCTTGATGCCATTGTCGTCGGTCTCATAACAACCTTCAGTTACGATCCAACCAAGCAACTCTACCAATGGATCAGACAAAGGTCCTGATCCACCTGTTGGTTCGTTGCCCATGAGGATTACCTTATCGTTTTCGAGCAACATCTCAGCGGTAACAAGACCGCGGGTGGTGACCATCTTATGGTTTGGTGTGATCAGAGCGTCCATGCCGGTAACCGTCAGGTGATGCATGTTACCGGTATAATGACCGCGGTAGATTGATTTGATGGATGACCATTTCATCTGACCATCTGAATACGACATGATGCGATCCGACTCGGCGATCTCATCGATGCCTAACCATCCGCGATCTGTCAACGCTTCGGTCTCGGTATCTACACAGTACCCTCGCCAGTTACCACGATGTCCGTATCTATCCACCAGCTTCATGAACATTATGGCCAAGCTGTTGGTCATCTTGCCGTGGTCCTTGGAGAAATGGCCGTTTTCGATCCCTCCCTTCCAATGGCTCTTGAGCACGCATTTCAGGTTGCCGTCCTGCATGATGTAGTGTTGGAATGGTGGGAAATTGCAGCGTATGTGCCTCTCAGCGATGGTCTTGGCCTTGTCGATCTTTTCCGGATTGATCGGTATGTGCTCGTATGTCATCACCCTGATCACGATCGATTCGATCGGCACGTCGTCAAGGGATGTTGTTGTTTTCGGATCCTTGATCCCCTCTGTTATCTGTATCTTCCGTTCCGCGACCTGCATCTCGTTTAGGCGCTTTTTCCTTGCTTCCTCCAACCTTTCTGGTGTTATGGATTTCAAATCTGCTACTATGAAATCATATCGGGTATGTGCAAGATCGACATAGGAACAATAGGAGATCTTGCTTCGGTGTATTTCTTCCAGCAGATCCTTGTTGGTTAGATATTTGATTTTCGTTGGAGATATCAATGCCATGATGGTCCTTGGAGGGTTAAATCTATCCAATTGTAATGATTATTGAGTATTGAGTCAAACCAGATGGTGATTATCATAGGGGGTTTAACTCGACCATAAATATCGACGCAAACAAGGCAGAAAAGGGAATTCCATCATGTCGGGAAGCACCGGTAACATACCAACGATGGCAGCTAACCCGTCATCTAGCCAGACAGCAAGTGGCTGGATGACGGAGAAACCGCCGACCAACCCATCATCGTCGCTACCTGCTGGCAGCGGGCAATCGGTTACCGAATCCGGAATGATGAGGGCGGAATCAATGACACCCGGGTCGTCGCCAGGTAAGATCCAGATAGAGCAGCAATCTCCGGATTTTTTGAAAAAGATCGGAGAATTTCCGCCGCAAGCTCCGGAGAATCTCAAGGATACGGCCGGAAGGCGGGTTAGGTTGAGGGCAAAACCTGGAGCAACTGCTGATGTCTATGGTTTTGGTTTAGCATCGATACTAAATGAAACGAATGGTATGGTCTTCCCTTACCAACCAATGATCACCTACCAGCAAGAGGTGATGTATCAGAATATTGAGATGGTGCATACCAATCAGGACTTCCTAGCATACACCAGAACGCCTGCGCTGAAACTACAGGTTGAGGGCGAATTTTCGGTCCAAAACCAATCAGAGGGTCGATATGCGCTAGCATGCATACATTTTCTACGGATGGTATCCAAGATGTGGTTTGGCGGATCATCGGTTGAGTCTAGAAGGAAACAGGGTACACCACCTCCGGTTCTCCTGTTTGATGCATATGGACAATACATGTTCAACCAATTACCGGTCGTGTTGACCCAGTTTTCGGTAACATTACCAAAGGATGTTGATTACGTTCCTGTAAAGATCGGTAGCGATGGCACCACGGCGCAACCAGCACCCCAGGCCAACGACATATATTCGGCCCTCAGCCTGATAAATTCTAGGAACATCAGCGACAGCACCAAAGTTGGATACGCATGGCTTCCGGCGGTGTTTTCCATTTCGGTCCAACTAACCGTTCAAAACACTCCGCAACGGCTTCGTGCGTTTGACATGGCGAAATTCCGAGATGGATGGCTGTTAAAAGGAGGAGGATGGGTATGACGAGGGTTACCTATCAATCAACTAGTCCGTACGCAAGCACCGACCAGGTTGATGTTTATTTGGAATATCTTGATTTTTGGAACGGTCCTTTCGTTTTCCCAAGCTCCTCCGACTCTCGGTATGTGGTGCAGGCAAAATATGATCGTCGTCCAGATCTTCTCAGCTATGATCTTTATGGTACGACCGGTTGGTGGTGGATATTCGCCATGAGGAACCCCGATGTCATCAAGGATCCGATATACGATCTCAAGGCAGGCATCGAAATCTATGTTCCGAGCAAGAATGAACTTCCGACGAGGTCGGTTACATGAGCGATAACCTTGGTAATAACATACCAACGACATCGACCCGTATATCACCTGGTCAGTCGTCCGCAACTCTAAACGCAAATCAGTCATCACCGAACTCAATACCGGCCAATCCAATACAGGACATTGCAACGGGTATCCAACCGTCACCTAGGTCGATTAATCTAAATGATCAAACCCCTTTGGTATCAAATCTCCTCGAGAGGCAACTATATCTAGGAGCATCCGCAAATCAGACCAGATCTGATTTCATGGCACTTGCTGCATCTAGGAACAAGCTGTTCCAGCATGTTCCAAACGTTCTAGATCAATATGCCAATTATACCTATCATATACGCTGGAGCCTAACCGATGATATAGCCGGCTCTAGCGTGCAAACTCCGGATGATTTCCGTAACGTAACCAAGACCGTCATTGCCGAAAGCGGAGTAACGGCTGGATTTAACATAATCGATTTTGAAATTGAAAATATTTGTGCTCCAAATCCCAGGGTTAGATCGATGTTGCATACCAACTTCAAGATGACCCTAAAGGAACCATATGGGCTGAGCTTGGTTGACAGGATCTATAGTTTATCCAGGGTAATGGGGGTGAAAAATCATCTAACCAATTCAAGTTTTATCGAGATATGGTTTACGGGGTACAATGAGGATGGTACCATCGCGACCCCAGAGATGAGCCGGGCCATATACAAGCTGTTCCGGGTTAACATTACCAAATTGGAATCAGATACGAAATCCGAGGGAACCACATATAACATCGAGGGTGTGTTTGATGGCATGTATGCCAACAGCGATCACATCGCCGTTGCTCCAGGCGGTGCCAACATTGGCCCAGTGTCCACCGTGGGTGAATTTTTCGATCAGCTGGCAGAAGTATTGAACCTGCAACAACAAAACCTCCAATATGATTTCCAGCGACGGGTTGAATACAAGTTCAATGTTCCGATCGATATGAGGAGTTGGAGATTCGGTGGCAATAAGACCGACAGCCAACGAAATGCTAGCATTGACGTGAAATATTCGGCAAATAGCACCAACCCAACCATTAGCATCGCCGGCGGCATGGACATCAGCACGATCCTGTATTTCGTCATCGCCATGACCGACGATGGAAAAAAATATGTTGCCGGAGAGAACCGGCAGCCAAACCAACCAAGCTCGGTCCAGGCCGGTAGGAGCCAGGCCAGCATTTCGGCAAATGGTATGGCCAACATATTGGCCATACACAGCCGAACACAGCTGATAGGGTTCGATTACATCACCAACGATTACATACGGCGGATAACCTATACCTTTACTGAATATCCAACATCGAGAGCGATGATTGATCAAAACAACGTACAGGCATTGAGCCAGCCTGCGCAGCAAGCCGACAGGCGCCAAACACTGGCCAATTCAGGCAGATACCATAAAAGCTATGATTACATTTTTACCGGAATGAACCTAGATGTCATTAGGTTAGATATCAAGCTTGAATGGTTTTGGCAAGCTACCATTCCGACGCAGCTCGGAGAAAACATCTATAGCAACTTTTCTCCGGGGGCGCAGATCGATCCAAATGGTGTGTCCAGCAACATCCTAAGCAGATATAGGGCAGCAAAATCGAGATTGAGCCGAGCGCAGGCTCGGTTGGCCTCGGCTGATGCTACCCTTAGTCGATCTGGATTGAGTGTCGCTGAAAGGCAAGCTGCCGAGCAGGATAGAGCTAACGCGAGGATTGAACTTGGTGCGAGCCAGTCAGAAATCGCACAATTTGGCGACAAGGCCCAGAAATTCCAGATATTGTGGGATGATCAAAGCGCAGGACAACAGGCCGTGCAGAACATATTGGTTGGTGACGCGGCATTGTTGAATGATCAGACGGTGGCAGCCGATATTCGGAGGAGGCAAGCCTGGATCGGTACGATAAAGGGTCTGGGGAAGGAGATGTATCTGGAAGACGTTCGTGTTGAAAACATTTATTCACAACCGTTGATGATAAGCTTCCGGCCAAATCCGGGCAGGATTAGCCAGACCACTGCCATCGGTGGCGATGGATCCACTGAAAGGACCAGCGCACAGCAGGGCGTTGGAAATCTTCCAAAAAATCGAAGCTTGGTTTCAGCTGTTCTCAATGACGTCATGAGCACTCCCTATTTTGCGGCGATCGATCTTGATATAAGAGGAGACCCTTATTGGCTAGGTCTTGGAAATATCGAGGAAAATCAACGCATAGGAGATGGTAACAAACCAATAGATTATACCACCGATGGTGCTTGGTTCTATGGAGGAGAAACAGGCTTTTTCCTAACGTTCCGCACCGGCGAACCGCCAAACGAAAATACCGGATACGTGGATTTTACCAATACCAGCATAGCTTTCACCGGTTTGTATAACGTCACCACGGTCAAGAGTGTTTTCAAAAATGGTCAATTCATACAAAGCCTTAAGGCTGTTAAGGATGCACTGTTGCAACCCCAGTTGGAAACTCCAACACCAACCACAGAATCCTCAACGACCACGGCAAAACCAGTTGCGGCAAGCGGCATGGTGATTGGCGGAATATGATTTCTTATAAAAGGATCTCCGATTTGTTTTCTATAACGGATCAAGAATGATGAGGCGCACGGACACATGGTAACCCTATCGAGGCACGTCAACACACCTGACAGCTACAATCTGGAGCTACCTGGTCGAGCAACCCTGCAGGACAAGCTGTATGTTGGATTCGTCAAGGTAGCCGATGATGTCCTTCGCATGGGACGGCTCAAGGTATGGATACCGGAACTAAATGGTGATCCAAACGACGAGAATGGTTGGTTTTTGGTTAGCTATTGCGCACCGTTCGCCGGTGCTACCAACGTTTATGACAACAAGAACGAAAGCACATACGAAGGAACCCAGAAAAGCTATGGCATGTGGTTCGTCCCACCCGACATCAACAACGAGGTGGTGTGCGCATTCATAAACGGAGATCCGGGACGAGGAATATGGCTGGGTTGCCTTTATCAGCAGTTCATGAACCACATGGTTCCGGGAATACCCGGCCAGGAATCCACAGCGTCGACGCCGGTTGCCGAATACAACAAGAAGGTTAATAATCCAAATCTAAACGCACCGACCAGACCACCGTACGAACCCCTAGCTGAAGGCCTTTTGTTGCAGGGACTAAACACCGATACCGTCCGAGGTGTGAGCGATGCTGGTGCCCGCAGGGATGAACCGGCTAACAGCGTTTATGGAATATTGACACCGGGCGGGAACCAGGTGGTGTTTGACGATAGTCCCAGCAATGCCTACATCAGGTTGCGCACACAGCATGGTGCGCAGATAATGATCAATGACACCTCCGGTTTCATCTACCTCAACAGCGTTGACGGTAAGAACTGGATAAGCATGGATGCTACCGGAAAGATCGACGTGTATGCCCAGGATGATATCAGCATTCGAAGCCAAGGCAGCGTGAACATCCGCGGAGATCTAGACGTAAACATAGAGGCTGGTCGAGATATCAACATGAGGGCCAGAGGAAGGAATATCGGAGCAGGCGTGGCTACCAATCCGGTCAGTGACACTCCTCCAACCTTGCCGGAGAACGGTAACATTACCGTCATTGGTGATGGTATCGCGGTTGGTACTGGGCAACGGATAAACGATGCGGTCGTTGCAGCAACGGTTGGCGACGATTCGTCGGCGATACTCAGCAAGGTACAGGGCAACGAAAGCGTTAAGGGGATGGTAAATGCCATCGTTAGCGCGGGTAGCGGTGACATCGTTCCTGGTCCAAACGGACAACCCCAGGGTAATTCGACATTGCTTACCCAAAATCTCGGAGCAATACGGACGGCATTGTCGGCAAATAACTATGTCTGGTTGTTGCCCTACTATGAACCGGCCAAGACGGTGGTTAGATCATTTGCCGATGGCAAGGGTGATAAAACCCTGGACCTCGGCAAGTATCCAACATCTGATAACTTTTATCCAAGAGATTACGCATTGGTATCCAATGATGCTCAAACCCTTTGTGTGCCAGCGCCAAATACCATAGTTGGACCTACCGGTACGGCAGGTGCTGGTAGCTATACCACCGGATATTACAGGACCCTGGCCGATGCCGAAGCCGGTGCTGCCAAGTATCGATCCGCAGCCGATTACGTTCGAGCTAATCCAAATTTGTATACCGCTGACGAGCAACGGGCTGCATTTAGGCTTGAGGCAGCGTCAAACGCTGAGGTCCAGAGATTGCAAAACGAAGGTCAGACCACACCGCAGAGCATACAGGCTGCTCAACCTGGACCAACCGGACCGGTCGCCAACGGAGCGGCCGTGCCTACCTCAGGTACCGCAGGCGCTACTGGAACGACCGATACCACCGATTGGAGGACCATAGCTGGTCCATTTATCAAGAAGGAGGAAGGCCGGGCAGGCCGGGCGGTTCTCAATGCATATCCAGATCCGCCGAACAGAACCGATCAATTTTCCATTGGATACGGGCATCTCATCAAGAATGACCTTCGTGCTGGTAGGACCAGCATAAACTGCGGCAATGCAGGTAGCGTGCCGATACGAGGTCCGTACGGTAAGGATACCGTGATGACCGAGGCACAGGCCGAAGGAGCATTCCAAGTTGACATGGAAACCCTCGGTGCCGCGGTGGTACAACGGACCATACGAGGAGCATGGGATCTCATTGGCCCTTATCAGAAAGCCGCATTGGTCAGTTATGCTTACAACGTCGGTAATCTCGGACAGCCGATGTCAAAGGGGTTGACCAATTACATCAATCAGCGTGATATTGAAAATGGTGCGATGACCATACAGACCAGCGCTCTCGGATGGGCAGGCAACCCAACCGGATTGACACAGCGCCGGATCAAGGAAGCAAATCTCTACCGAGAACGGCCAGATCTAGCAGGGCAAGGGGGCACGGGAGAGACCGTGGACGGTTATCCAAGGACTGCCGAGGACGCCAGGGCTACCGCCACGGGTGAACCGGTTTCCCAATCGGATCCAACCATCCAGGGCGGATATGTGAAGATACAAAGCAAGAACAGCATGCACTTTTTAAGCGACCAACACCTGTTCATCAGCTCGTCCAGGGATATGCATAGATTGGCCGGCGGCAGCATGTTTGATACGGCAGTGCAAAACGTCAATCGTGCTGCCGGTGGGTATTCCCACGAAAGCGTCAGGGCTGATTGGAGCGTTGGTTCTGGCCGCAGCATCAACCTCAATGCTCCGCGCATAGACATGAATGGTGCAGCGCCTCCGGCGGCCGTTGCTGCTGCACAGGCAGTTGGTCCGGTCGGAGAAAAGCAAACCGATGCGGTGGTCAATTCCATTGGCAATGTCATATCGATACTAACTGATACGATACTTCCACACCTTCCATTCCATGAGCCGTATGATAATCACGGCGGAAGGAACTTCGAGAACATACGTGATGCTACCTCGATCAACACTGACACCGGTCTCAGGGACGGAGAAGTCGTGATCAACAGCAATGATCCCCTTGACATTTACGGAACCCCTCGAAATGAAATGCCGGCAGCAACGTATCGAGGTATCGGATACAATTCCAGAAACCAGCCACTTTATCGGTACGAATCTCCGCTTGGTAACGCCGAAATATTATCGGCCAATACATTGAGCATCAGCGAAGCAGGCAAGCAGTTCATCAAGGCCAGGGAGAACGGCAGCTATCGTCCAATTACGGTCGGAAACCCTCCGAAACAGGAGATCGGATACGGCCATGGCTTGACCCCAGAGGAACTTAGCTCGAAACGGGTGATAATCCGCGGTCTATCAGTGAGCCTGCAGGAGTTCCTTACCCAGCAGCAGATCAACGATCTCTTTGATCAGGACATCGAAGCCGTGCAAACCTGGATGAAACCGGCCATTACGGCAGGACTCAGCCAGACACAGTACGACATGTTCTGCAGCCTAGCGTTCAACATTGGAGAGAACAATTTTACCGGATCAGACGCATTGAAGAATTTCAATGAAGGCAACCTTCAAAAGGTACCAAATACCTGGATGCAGCACACTAAGAACGCGGCCGGTAAGGTGGTCCAGGGACTGGTTACCCGCCGTAGGGCGGAGGTGGTTAAGTTCATGCAGGGACCGGCGATCGATAACACGGGTGGATCCAGCAATGCCATGGTTGACACCACCCAGTTCTGAGATCAGGCCCAATTTGGGCCAGGGGACGTAGCCCAAAACTAAAGCCGTAGGTCAATAGCGTTGACTACGCGCCCTGCATCCAATACAGCGTCCAATATCTGACCCTTATTGAAGATCAATTCCGAGGCCTCTTCCTCGATGGTCCCTTCCGCAACCAGGTTGTAGACCGTGACCGAGTCGGCGTCCTGCCCGATGCGATGGATGCGATCCACGCATTGGCTGATTTCAGCGGGGGTCCATGGGAGTTGGACAAAGGCCACCGCCTTTGCTGCTGTGAGCGTTAATCCAAACCCACCGGCGGTGATCCCGACCAGGATAACCCTGACCCTGGGATCGCTCTGGAAGTTCAGCACAGCATCGGCTCGTGCTTCGTCTGATACTCCGCCGTAGATCACGCCCACGGATCCAGCGTAGTCCTCGTCCTTCTCAAGCTCTCGCTTGATGGTCTCGATGACCTGCCGGTTGTGAGCAAACACCACCAGCTTCTCGCCTTCCTCGGTGTAGTCCTTGATCCACTCGACGGTGGATCCAAGCTTGGCATACCCGGCGATCTCCCGCAGCTTCTGGATGGCCACGATGGCATCATCGCTCTTGGGCGCGTTGCCACCCATCCGGATGATGGCCTCCATCCCGGCCTTCCAGTCGATGCCGTTGAACGCGGCTTCGACCCGATCATACTCGGCACGGTCGAACTCCAACGGCAGCGTGCGATAGACCTTGGGAGGCAGTTCCTTGAGAACGTCGGACTTGAGCCGTCGGAGCATCATGTGATTGAGCAGCAGGGCATTGAGCTCGCCCGTGTTGCTGGCACCGTTGAAATCCCAGCCATGCCGGTTTTGCGTGGCATTGCAGTAACGGAATCCAAATCGTGTCCAGCTGCTAAACTGCGGGACCCATGGTGCTACGGTGTTCACCGACGTCCACATCTCCTTGGGACGGTTCACCATCGGCGTACCGGACATCAGCGTCACGCGGCCGATGCCGGGGCCGAACGTCATGCGTTCGCGCTTGCCTCCCTTGATCTTGGTGTCATATCCGCCAACGGCCAGCCGTTGCATGGCCTGGGTGCGCTTGGCGTCCGGATTCTTGATCTTGTGGCTTTCATCCACGGCCATGAACCGGAGACCAAGCTTTTCCAGGTTTTCGCAGTTGGCAGCCAGGATGTCGTAGTTGATGACATAGATGTCGCACCCTTCGGTCGGCTCCTTGCTGTAGACCACGTTCGGGTGCCTAGCAGCCCGCTTGGCGGTCTGCTTCTTGCTGTAGGTCTTGCCCACGATGTTGATGCGATAGCGCTGGCCGGTCATGGCGACGATCTCGTTGCGCCAGTTCAGCTTCAGGGTGTTGGGCACCACGATCAGCGCTGGCACCATCTGGCACTTGTGGATGTAGGCCATCACCTGCACGGTCTTGCCGGTGCCCTGCTCGTCGGCAAGCAACCCCCGTCCGTCCTGCTTTTCCAGCCAAGCAACACCCTCGGACTGGAAATCCTTGAGCTCGAAGGAAAATCCCGGCAGCACCCGCACACGGGGGATGCCATCCAGGATCTCATGGATCCTGGGATCCGTGTTCAACCCGTGCTTGATGCTGAGGCGCAGGACCTTTCGGGCGTTTTCTACGGTTGCAGGTACGGAAAGCATGTGTGATGGCTCCTCGTTCTGACCTGCATGATAGCATCTTTGCGCATATGGTCAATCCCTAATTGATGACCATGTCCGGGAAATCGTCCCCGAAATCCTCGTTCGTTTGCAGTTCGTGGACGAACTCCATGGTGTATTCGGGCCAAAGTCCGGAACATTCTGGGCAAGATTTTTCCTTCCAGGTCCTTCCTGTTCCAGGTAGGCAAGAAAGACGCGGACGTTGGCAGATCTCGCACCAACGGCGTCCGTCGTCAAATGGCATGCCATGTGGCATACTGATATGCTCAAACATGTCGATCATCTGTTGCTTGAATGCGTCGTCCATGTTCATCCTCCGATCAATTCTCTTTTGAACTCACCGAGGACTGAAGCGTCCGCAATGGCGATCATTATGGTATCCCCGGCAACGACCACGTGCCGCCCATCATTGAGGGACAGCATGGTGCGGCTTTCCGCCGTTTTTTCCCGGACCTTTTCCAGGTAGCTGGTGAACCGGGACTCAACCTCGAACCGGAACCGCTCGGCGATGTCCATGATGGACCAGATGCTGGTTTCGTTCACCGGAACTGTCCAGCACTTGGCTGCTGGATCCCAGGAGGGCCAGAATTTCTTGCCATTGTGTTCTCCCTTGAGCTCAGTCTTGATCGCCTGGACGATGGCCGTGTCGTATCGGAAATTGAACACGGCATTGGAATCCCGGCTGGTCAGCCTGCGGTCGTTTCCAGCGGAGTCCGAGCTCGGATCCCTGGGAGCTTGGCGGAAAACCGGGTTTTCCAACCAACCATCCATGAAGTCCTTGCCTCCCAGCTGGCGCTGGTATCGGCGCAGCATCTTCAGCGCCGACGCCGCCTGCTTGGCGGACCACGGCCTCCCCTCGGATGCCTGCTGGGCAAGGCTATGCCCAAAGCTGGCATCCATCTTGCTGAACCCAGCACCGTCCCAGGTGCTGGCATGGTTGCACATGCCAGCGAGGGAGCATATCATGCCCTCGGCGGTATGCGGAGAACCAGGGTCCACGATCCATTCGTGCATGATTAGGCTTCCGTTCATCGTTCATGCATGTTAGCATCAACGGCATGCAAGTCAACCGGTTTCTAGAAGATCTCCTTGAACCATGGTTGGTTCACGTGCCCCCTATCCCTGGCCCACATGTAAACCAGTCCCTTTTCCCGTCCATGGGCCTCGATCTCCCAGGGGAGATCCCAGTAATCGGTTTGGTCCTCGCAGATGCGGGTTCCCTGCCACTTTGACATGCCGCTGCGATGGCAGTATCCTAGCTCGCCGCGAGCATATTGCTTGACGTGTACCATCTCATGGGCAACGATCATCAGGGTCCTCAGCAGCTTGAACCGGCTGGTGATGATGATCCTAAAACCGCGCGGACGAATGCGATCGTCGTCATCGTCCACCTCGGTCGTCCCGTACAGGCGATCCCTGTTATATATCTTTGGTCCAACAGCCTGTATGGTTAGATCTATGTTACGCTCAAGCCTGGGTCCCATCAGCTTGATGGCGCACCATTGGACTAGATCCTTTACGAGGGCCTTCTTGTCCGCGCTTAGATATCGCCCCCTGATGGTAACATTCATCCATGTCCCTCCGTCCTATTTACGGCAGATCGTCCTGATCATCCGTTGGATTTGGGAGGTATCTGGTCCTCATGGAGAATATCTGTCCGATCGGGCCGGTCATCGGCGACACACCGACGATGTCATTGGCGATTATGCTGGGCATGACCCTCCTGACTAGGTTGATCATGATCTGATCGGATGCAACATCCTCCGTCCATCTTAGGAGATATGCGACCTGGTCCTCCTGATGGGAGAACCTTATCGTCGTCATGGAGTTCTCCTGATAGAATTCCCAGGTTCCGACGAAGCAACCGCTCCATTCCAGGAACTCCTCGGTCGCAGCTTTCTTTAGATAATCATAAACTCCATGCCTTATCGGGGAAGAGCACCACTCGTCATCGGTCATGAAATCGATCCTTGCATGCGGAGGATGCCCCGAGATGACAGGAAATCCAATACAGCACGGGCTTGGCCTCGGCAAAATTCCTTCTGGGTGTTGCTGGTTTTCTTCCAATGTTCTGGAGAACAGGTGCCGTACTGGGTATAGCTGTCGGCATATATGATCCTGGCTGTTTCTTCGACCAACGTGTCCATATTCATCATTCCACACCGTATGTCTCGCGTATCCTTTTTACAAGGTCTCCGACGGTCTCGGATGACCTAATATCAGCATCATCATCGACGGTGATCCCGATTGCATCTTCCAGATGCATCGTTAGCTCAACGACATCCAGACTATCCAGATTTAGATCCTCTATCAATCGAAGATCCTGTCGTATTTCGATGTCAGCTGAAACGGATGATTTTAGGTATCCAACCAGTGCTTCTTCTACGGTAGGCATTTGATTTCTCCGGCATTGTTCTTTTTGCGGCTGCATGCCGGCAACTGTCAATAAGCGAAAAATCCCGGTTTCTAACCTGGATAAATATCATAGATATGGCAACACTAACAAGCAAGAACCTGTTCGTTGGTTATTCTACCGTGGGCGCCCCAAAGGGGCAACAGTTGGTAGACATGAAGCTGGTGGAACAGGATCTACTCAATCATTTCTATACCCGTAAAAACGAGCGGGTGATGATGCCCGGATGGGGATGCGGTATCTGGGAATACCTGTTTGAACCGATAGATTACGTTAGGGAAAACATAATCTACGAGGCCCAACAGGTCATAGCCGCTGATCCACGGGTGCAGCTGAAATCGATAGAAGTGCGCGAGATGGATCAAGGAATACGCATCGACATGACCCTTTATTACGTACCTCTCAATGCCATCGGTAATTTTTCCGTTGATTTTGATAGGCGCAGTAGGCTGATGTCCTAAGGAAAGATGAATCATGGCAACTACCCAGCAAGTTAGGCAAAGCCAGCTTTTCGCGGCCGAGGATTGGAGGGTCATATACACGGCCTTCACCCAGGTGAACTTCAACGCATATGATTTCAATACCATACGATCCTCGATGATTGATTATGTTCGGATCAATTATCCGGAGGATTTTAACGATTGGATTGAAAGCAGCGAGTTCGTGGCCCTGATTGATCTGCTGGCCTACCTCGGACAAAGCTTGGCTTTTAGGATGGATCTCAACACCCGTGAGAACTTCCTTGACACCGCCCAACGCCGAGAAAGCATCTTCAGATTGGCAAGGATGCTCAGCTACCAACCGCAGAGATCCATTCCAGCCAGTGGGTTGTTGAAGATCACCGCGGTTATTACCAATCAGCCAGTTTATGACTCCTACGGTAACAACCTGCAAAACGTCCAGGTAATTTGGAATGATCAGAACAATCCAGATTGGTTCGAGCAGTTCATACTGGTGATCAATGCCACCCTCAACAGCACCAACACGTTTGGGGATCCAGCCAAGACTGGTACCGTTAATGGAATAGAGACCCAGCTTTACGAGATGAACAACACCGCAATCCCGACCAGCGTGATACCATTTACGGCCACCGTTGCAGGGAACACGGTAAACATGGAATTGGCGAACGCTAGTTTCAATGAGGGAAGCCAGGTCAATCTGGCAAATTCTGGTAATTTCTATGAGGTCGACCCGGATCCGAGCAACTCATGGAGCATCATCTATCGTGCTGACGGTAATGGATATTCCAGTGCCAACACCGGATTTTTCCTGTATTTCAAGCAGGGATCGATGCAATTCAAGGATTACCAATGTGCATTACCGATTCCGAACCGCGTGATAGATGTCAATGCCGATGGTGTGAATCAAACCGACGTTTGGGTGCAGAACATTGATGCTAGCGGGCGTGTTAACAAGACATGGACCAAGGTGCCAAGTGTTAACGGATTCAATGTGATATACAACAGCCTTGAGAAAAGCATACGTGACATTTACAGCGTGATTTCCAGGGACAATAACGGTAACGATCAGATCAGCATACGATTCGCTGATGGTAATTTTGGAAACGTGCCGATCGGCATCATTCGCGTTTGGTACAGGATCAGCAACAACCTTACTTACCAGATCCGCCCAAGTGACATATCCAATCAGACCTTTGCATTTGGATATTCAGACAATTTGAACAATTTTTGGAACGTGGCATTTACCACAAACCTGCAATACACGGTTAACAACGCGCAAAGCACTGAAAGCAATGCTAGGATTGCCCAAAATGCCCCACAGATCTACTATACGCAGGATCGTATGGTCAATGGCGAGGATTACAATCTTTTCCCGCTACAGGATGGAAGGATCCTCAAAAACAAGGCCGTAAATCGTACCTATAGCGGGCAAAGCCGTTATCTCGACATGGAGGATCCAACCGGAAGCTACAGCGATCTCAACGTGTTTGGGACAGATGGTATCCTTTATAGCGAAAATGAACTGAACATGCGTGACGTGATCAATTCTCCGGGTACCAACACGACGGTAGTAGTCAACACTCAGATACAACCATTGTTGAACGGCAGCTTAGGCAGCCAGCAACAGGCATTGGAACTGAAAAATTTCTTCTATTACAACTATCCAAAGGTGGCCATTCCAGCTGGGTACACCTGGAAAACGATCACCAGCCTGACCAAGAGCTGCACCGGTGCTTTTTTTAGTGGTAGCAAGGCGGTGCAGGTTGGGTCATCCGTTCCGGCATCAAATCCACTGAGATACATCACCCAGGGATCATTGGTCGCGTTTTCCAATGGCAAGGATGCATCGATGGTTGGCATAGTCGGTGATGGCGCCGGTGTTAATCTAACTGGAAAACTAAACAACGGCCAGGGTGCCATAACGGCCAGCACGATTCTATCAACCGGTGACGTTCCGATCAGCGTGATATCAGCATTTCGAACCACCCTAACGTCAACGGATCCAAACAATGAGACCTCGGCGGTTGCTGCGGCATTGTCGGCTCGTAAACCGTTTGGTATGAGGTATGATGCGGTCGATTGCTCATGGAAGATCATCACCGCTGACAATCTAAGCAGCAGCAATACCTTCAGCCTGGAATTCGCAGGGAATACCAGCAGCACCAACAAGGATGCTAGCTGGCTAGTAAAGGTCATATGGGTCGGAACAGGATGGCGGATCTATAGCAGGGCGTTGAGATACATCTTTGAAAGCGTAAGGCAAACGAGGTTCTATTTCGAAAACACCAAGAAGATATATGATCCAACTACCGGCTCGGCGCAGCTGGATTACGTCAGCGTTCTAGCAATAAATGCTGATCCGAGATCAGGCACCATCAACGTGACGGCTCCGATCATTTATGCGAACTCATACAGCATCGATGTCAGTACTACGACAGGTATTACCAATGGACAGCGAGTTGTCGGTCCCGGAGTACCATCTGATACTACCGTGATTGGCGTTGGTGTCGGAAGCATTACCATTGACAAGCAGACGACATCCGGTAGTGTTGATTCGACACTGATGTTTTATCCGCCATCGTCCCTCGGTAAGGATTATCTCTGGGAGATAACCGGCCAACAGATATATCCGGATGGGTATGCCGATCCTCGCAGCGTTAGGTTAACCATGTGGGAAGGGGATAACTATGGTATTCCGGACGATCCGGATGAATATGATGAGATAGTTGATCCATCGGATGATCCAAGCAAGATGCTGTTTTGGAGCAGGATGACCTCCAGCGATGGGTATCAGTATTGGCAGCCGATCGATATACCTTTATCGAGGATATATTCAACTCCGTCGTCAATACCGCCCTTGACATCACCGACCTGGACGGAAAAGGAACTTATATATGTTATAAGTACCGGAGTTTTTTATCGGTATGTATCCGGAAATTTGCTTGATGTTACGTCCGAGCATAAGATGAGGATAGGTCGAAAATCCATATCCTATCTCTGGAAGCATTATGCTCCAACTGATCAACGTGTTAATCCGGCGGTAATGAACGTCATAGACATGTATGTTCTCACGTCGGCATATGATACCGACGTGAGAAATTGGATAGCCACGAACGGATCCATGGACACCATGCCAGTGCCTCCAACCAGCGCCGAGCTCAAGTCGGATTTTGCTAATCTCGAAGAGTACAAGCAGATGACCGATCAGATCGTGTGGCATCCGGTCAGCTATAAGGTGCTGTTTGGTAGCCAAGCTGAACAGGAATATCAAGCCAAGTTCAAGGTGGTCAAGACTCCTGGTACCACGGTGACCGATAATGAGGTCAAGAGCCTGGTGATACAGGCCGTTAATCAATATTTCAGCCTGAATAACTGGGATTTTGGACAGAGCTTTTTCTTTACCGAGCTCGCGGCCTACATACATCAGCAGCTAGCTACCATAGTCGGTTCGGTGGTCATAACACCCCTAAACGCCCAGGCGAAATTTGGGGATTTGTTCGAAATCACCTGCGAATCGGACCAAATATTCATAAGCGGGGCTCGGGTCACCGATGTGCAAATAGTGCCTGCTCTAACCGAAACCACTCTGGGGATAACCAATGGTTGATAAGCGTCGAACTATAGAACTTTTACCCGGGCACCTGAGGACAGAAACCCTCACAAAGGTTTTCGAGGCCACCGTCGATCATCTTTTCCAACCAGAAAGCGTGGAATTCGTGACCGGATACGTCGGAGAAAAGCCAGCCTGGTACGATCCACTGAAGGATTTCTATCTTGCTGAACCGACCAAACCTAGGACCGATTACCAACTATCCCCGACCGTGGTAAGCAGGGAT